GGATTGCTCATCCGGTGCGCGGTGATGAATCGGGTATCCTCGTGGGCATAGGCCGCGCGTTTGGCCCCGCGCGCCGAAGTGAACACGTTGACGCCCGTAAAACGCTGCGCGCCGCCGCCGGCCCCGTCGTAGACCGAGATATCACCTATCAAGATGACGACATGATCGTGGTTGTGGATGCGCCCGGTCCCGACCGTGCCCTTCGGGATAAAAAGCTCGCGCACATAGACCCCGTTCGCGATGTGGTGGCGCACGGGCAGCTCGGTGATGAGATCGGCGGCCGGCCGTGCTCGGATCGCCGCCTCGAGGGCGGCGACCCGCTCGCGCGGGCTGAGCGCCCCGAGCGCCTCGGGATCGAGGGGCAACGACATCATACCGGGGTCCCTGTTGCATCAACCCACGCGTCATTGTCGGCGTTGCGCCAGATCGGCTTGCCTTCGCCGGCGGCGAGCGAGGTATCAAAATAAGGCCGCCCGGCGTAAAGCCCCTGCGTGGGCCGGTTCGCCGTCGCGCCGGACTGACATGAGGCGTTGACCAGCATGTGAAGCTTTTGAAAAAACGTCGCCCAGGCGGGAAACGCCGAGGGCAGCTTGCCGGTGCTATCCGCGATGATCGACTGAAGCGGTGGCGGGGTGATGTTCAACTCGCCCCCCGCTCGGCCATCAGCGCCGCACCCAGGAACACGGTCTTGACCGGATCGGTCATGCGGATCTTAAAGACCGTATCCCGCGTGCGCCCGAGCCGCCGCCAGCGGGCGCGGGCGCGGTACTCGCCAATTTTCCCCGCCGAGGTCCATCGCTCGACGCCCCAGGTATGCCCGCCGTCGTGAGAAATCGATAACATCACCTGCGGCGCGTTCCCCTGGCCCACGGCGAGCCCGACCCCGGTTTCCATGTCGAGCCGCAGCTCGCTCATGAATAGATTGTTGTAATCGGCCGCGTAGCTGTGACCAGACTGGATCTCGCGGGCGATCTCGGCGCCGTTGTCGCTGTAGACCGAGGGCGAGAGCGTGTAGATTTTGCCGTTCTCGAAGTCCGCGACCCGGATGGCGCCTAGGTGCTGCGTCGCGAGATCGGCGCGGTGGCGCGTGAGCCCCGCCGATTCCAGCTCGGACCACGCGCCCGTCAGGCCGTCGTAGAGCCAGGACCTGCTCGCCGCCGGAAAATTCAACTGGTACATCGGGTGCCCGCCCAACATGTAGGCGAATCCCGTGGCGTCGGCAAACGCGCTGTAGCCATTGATGAGATAATCGAGATCTGGGGTCGAGACACGCGCCATTTGAAGCCCCGCGAGCTTCATCACCGATACCTGGCCCAAGCGGTTGCGGCCGAGAAAAATCCCCGACTCGTCGAACTTGCACAACGACCAGCGGGCCGCGAGCCCCCATTCGTGGGTCGCGCCTTGCACGCGCGCGAACGGCACCGGGGAGGTGCCGACGTTCTGCCAGGTTTCCATGGTGAATTCGCCCATCAACGCCAGCATGCCGTTGCCGCCGGCGACCGCGACGAGCCGATCCGGGTTCGCCTCGGCGGTCGCGAAGGAAGTCGATTGCCAGGTCGCCCCGGCGTAGCCATCCGAGAAATTGAACTGGCCGCTATTCGTTTTCGAGACCACGAAATAGCCATCGAGAAAGGTCACGGTATCCGAGGTCACCGCATCGGCATCGACGACGGCCGCAAGCGTCGTGCTCGCGATGGTATAGACGTAGCCCGCGCTCGCCCCGTCGGCGACGAACACCTCGATCCCGTTATCGGCCATCGACACCCTGCCCGAGGTGCTCGCGAGCGTGCCCCGCGCGGTGGCGACCCCCGCATTCGTGATTTCGTAGAACGTGCCGCGATGCACCGCGTACAGATAGTCGCCCACCGCGTGCATGCCGCGTACCGGCGTGTCGCCGAGGTCCACGAAGCTCGCTAAGCCCGGCGTCGGGTGCGCGGACACCTTCGTTTTGTCGCCCTCGGGATCGATCTCGAGGTAGAGGTTGAGCCGGCGCTGGGCGGATAGGTTCAGCGATCGGCCTTGAATTCCCAGACCAAGAAGTGGAATCAACACAGGACTTTCCCTGCTGCCCAAGCATCGCGCGCCATATGGGCAAGCGTGTTGAACGGCAGCTTGAGGTTGTCGAGCAGCGAGTTGGCCATCGTATCCGCGTTAGCTTCACATAAAATTCTGGCGACCGTACTCCTCGGGCGCGCGTCCGTTGCGGTGCGGATTGAACGGTTGGCCGAGGCTCGGGCCTGCCGGCAAGGGGCCCGGGAAGCGGTCCTGATTGAACGGCAGCCCCGCGGTGCCGAGCGGCTCGCGCTGCATCATTGGCCTTGGCCTGTGGGCAGCCAATGCCGCTTGAATCTGGCCGGGCGACATGGACTGGCCGGTATACGCTGGAATTTGCTGCGGCTGGTAGCTCGGCGGCCGACGCGCCTGGTTCCACGTCCGCCCCGCGCCCGCGCGAGGCTTCGCGATTTGCTGCATCTCGGCCGCGGTGCGCTGGGGGTTGTTGGCGCGTGGCGCGGCCATGTAGCGGCCCCTTTGGTACATCGGCTTTGCCCGCGCAAAGCCGGGCGCGTTCATGTTTAGAAGTGCGTTAGTCATGCGTTACGATCCTAGGTTGATATTGAATCCCGAGTGCCCCTCGCCGTGGAACGCGGTGTCGGCGACCTTGAGCTTGGGGGTCCTGCTATTGATGCGTTTGATCGCGGCCTTCGAGTCGCGCGCGATCGCCGCGAGCAGAACGCTCTGCGTCTTGTTGTAGCCGGGCGCGAGGTCGAGGGCGAGGTTGCTTTTGATCGCCCTCAAATAGCCCGGCGGCAGCACTACGGTGGTCGTCAGCGCCGTGAAAGATTGGAGCTGCTTGTGGCTATTCAGGTACACCGTATAGACCGCATCCGGCACGCCGCGGAGGTACACGGTCCCCTGCGCCGCGGTCGGATAATAGAAAAGCTCCTCGGGCCGATACTGGGTCGTCTTGAGCGGGATAGAGTCGTACTCCTCGCGGTTGAGCACCGCGAGCGGCGTGTCATTGGCCGCGGAGTCGCGCAGGAAAGCCGACTCGATCCGAAGCGGGCGCGTGGTGTTCCAGGTCGCGCCGCTTCCTATGGTATACGAGCCGGTGCCGGCGACGGTCGCGAAGCCTTCCTGAAGGATCTGGTAGACGGCGAGGCTTTCATTCGACCAGGACTCCAAAAGCTCGTTTAATTTCCTGAGACCGTGCGCCGCCTCGTTCGCGGTTAAAGTTTCAAGGGGGTCCACGGCGCCGATGTCGGCGAGCGCGTCCTCGATGATTTCCTGGGCTGTGGCCATGTCAGTTAAGCGCGCCCGTCAGCGGCCTCGTAGCGTGCCCGATTCGCCTTCGCCTCAAGCCAGGAATTCAGATCGAAAAGCGCCGCGCACGCGGCCATGTACTCGGCCCGCTCCTTGTCAAGCAATTCGCTCGCGGTATTTTCCCTCATCGCTTGGTCCTCTTTTTGGTGATGGCGACGACCACGCCGTCGTCGGGCTCTGCCTCAAGGCCGCGCGCGCGATCGATATCGACGGCCTCGAGCGCCGCGGCGGGCGAATCCGCCCAGCCTTGCGCCGACGCCTCGTCGAGCGCGGCTTCGGTGGCGATGAGCTTCGCGCCTTGGGTGGCGTGGTAGCGCCAGCGGGGTTGAAAGTCGGTCATTTACTTCTCCTCGGAATACTCGCTTCCGCCTGGTTGCATCAAAAGATAACGATGAAAATTACCGCTGTACGCTTTCTCAGCGGAGTGGTGATTGATATTCAGATCCGGCACCAGCCAGATATCCCTGCCGAGCGCGCGCCAGTTGCGCGAGAACGCGACGTCCTCCCCCCACCACACGCCGTCATAGGCCCCGTGGTTGAAGAGATCAATCGTCGGGTTGTAGCGCACGCCGTAGATGAGCTGGGGATAGCCCCGCATGAACCGATCGACCGCGCCTTTCGTGATCTTCAGGAACCCGCCGGGCACGCTATGGGCCTGGATACAGCCGTCGGCGCGGGTGATGGGCCGGTCGCGCGCGTCGGTCTCGATCGCGCCCATATACTGCAGCTCGTCTTTTTTGTAGCGGTACGTACCCGCCACCACCTCGCCCTCGGTTTCGATGAGGGTCAAGAGGTCCTCGGGGTCCCAGCTCAGATCGTAGTCGAGGAAAACGATCACGTCGGCCTTGGCGTCGAGCGCCTTGCGCAGCATCTTGGCGCGGGCCGCGCTGATATAGGGACAGCCGCGCTCCTCGACCGCGCCCTCATCCCAGCCAGCCTCGATGACGAGCGGGATCGACGCCTCGAGCGAGTCGATAAACGGGGCGGTCGGGCCGTGGAGAGAAGGAACGCAAAATACTACCTTCTTGGTCATTTCACGCCGACGGCGAGGAGGGTAAACCAGTTCATGCGCCGGGTGATTGCGCGCCTGAACCCGGCGGCCTCGATGACGCGCTGGAGCGAGGCCGACGTGAAGCCCCCATGGTGTGCCATGTAGGGCAGCGCTTCGAGCAAGTTATGCAGCCCGTAGTACAGATCGAGGCCGCAGACGGGGCCGGAGGGCGAGGTATAGAGCATCTCCTCTGTTGGCCGCACGTCCTCGAGGTCCGGTACTACGATAATCACCCGGCCCTCGGGGGCGAGAACTCTGTGAAACTCACCGCACGCCCGTGGCACCTCAAATGGGTAGAGGTGTTCGAGGGCATGCTGGCAGAGCACAACGTCGTACTCGCCGATGTCGCCGAGCGCCGTCATGTTGGCCACGATGTCGGGCTTGTGGGCCGGGTCGATGTCGAGCCGCGTCTCATGGACCCCCGCGAGCCATTCGGGCAGCGGATCGCCCCCGCAGCCGACGTGCAGGACCCGCGGTAAGGCGGATCCCGCATGCCGACTTACGTCCAGCTAAGCGGCTCCCTTCCAGAGTCCCGTTAGCCTGAGCGTATTCATGATTTCGATTATCGCGGCTTTCGTCTGGGTATCGATCGCCGTCGAGCTTGCGGTTGACAGCAGGGTGGTATTTTGCGCGGCTAGGGCGCGCTGGGCGATCGGGGTGACGCCGTAAAAACTGACGAGATCGGCGGCCGATTGACCGAGCGTCGTGCCGTCCGGACCGAGGTCCGATAGATGCTTCATGGGCATGGTGTATATCCTCTAAAAAATGCGGGGGCCTCGAAGGCCCCCGAGTGATAACCGAAAATCGCTTAGTTGTTCGCGAAGCGGCAGGCCAGTTGCGGCCGGGTGGCCAGGTAGCCGTACAGCACATCGAGACGAGCCGGGTAGGTGTCGTTGTTGATATCGTACTGCCGCACGATGCGCATGCTGATGCCGTCGTACACCTCGCGCGCCGAAAAATCGACGCCCTTCGGCATGACCAGATCGGCGCTGGCAAAGGTGGCGAAATCCTCGTTGTACAACATGCTCGCGCCGTAGCTCGCGGCGTTGCCGCCCTGCTTGGTGATCGCGGCATTGTCGGCGCCGAGCGCGGAGACGTTCTGGCGCGCGCCCGTCAGCACCACCGAGGGGCTGATCGGGATCGAGGTTGCGGAACCCGCGACATCGGCGGTCACAACGAATGTTTTGAGAGCGCCCGTGCTGACCTTGGTCTCGGGATGTACCGAGTTGACGCCAGCGATGGTGATGATATCGCCCTGCTTGAGCGTGGTCGTCCCCGTATCCACGGTCAGGGTGCTGCCGGCCACTTGCGCACCGTTCAGCAGATAGGTGGCGGTTTCGGTGCCGCTCGTATGAATCGGGATGATCGTGCTTTCGAGGAAATCGAAGCCCGCGGCCCTCCCCATCATGCCGTCCCGGTACTGCTTGCTGATGGCCTTGTCCTCGTGGAAGAGCGTCTTGTTCGCATCGACCAGATCCACGATCGCCTGGGTCGTGCAAAGCGCGGTGCGCGCGTTGGAGGGGACCAGATTATCGTTCAGGATCTTGCGGCCGGCGAGCAGCTTCGCAAATGTGGCGGTCGCGTCGATGTTATCGACCTGGTTGTAGACGCTCTTGTAGACGTTCATCACGTCGGCTTCGATCGCGGCGGCCAGCACCGCCATCGCGGGCTCGAGGATGCGCTTGGAAAAATCATCGAGGCTCAAGGTCAGCTCGGCCGAGGTGAAGTTGAGGTCAACGCCCTTCTGGGTCGCGACCTGAAGCGTGACGCTGGTCTCGCTCGTGTCTTGGACCGCGAGAATGCGGCCGGAGCGGACGGTATATTCATTTGGCAAGCGGATCTTTAAGCTGTCGCCGATCTTCGCGCCAGTCTTGGCGAAAGAGGGGTCGTACTGTCTATTTATAGAGCCGATTAGCTGGCATTTCTGGTGTAAAACGCGGAGAGCCTCTCTCGTGACGGCTGTCGGCGTGAGAAGGGTGTTACTCATTGGGTATACAGTGTTCCATCAATGGGATTACCGGCGTCTCACGACGCTGGCGAGCGGCAGTCCCTGCCGCGGTGTAGTGCTAACGCTTGTGAAGCTCGGCGTTTCGGCGCCGCATCCAGTCCCCGATCGGCAGATCCTCACGAAGTCCCGTCGGGGACGGCGCGCTGGCCTTTACAGGGCTGATGGGTGCGGGAGCGTTCGAGGTAGGGGCGACCCTTGTGGTCGCCCTGGCATCCAGGCTGGCTTGCAGCCGCCCCATCGCCAGTACCTGCGCCATGGGTGCGAGGGCCGCTATGCGCGCCGCCTCCTCGGGGTGTTGCCCCAAGTAATAGGCGAGGTTGGCGCCATCCTCTGAATGCACGATTGCATCGCGCATGGTCTCCGAGACCCGAAGATCCGGGTTGAAGACCACCGCGTCGAAATCCGCGTGCTTCTCGCGCGCCGATTTCATCTCGGCCTCGAAGCCCTGCACGACTGTCTGCGCCTCGCGCTCTTGGTGCAGGCGCGCCCGTTCGGCGGTTAGCCGCTCGGACAGCTTCCAGTCGGTGAGGGCTTCGATATACTCCTCGTAGCTCTGGTACTGGTCTTGGTGCGGCCTCGCCTCCGGTTGGGGGGCTGCCGCGGGCTCGGGCGTGCGGCCCTCTGCCTTGCCTTTCCAGTACGCTGCCTCGCGCTCGGCCTCATGGCGTTTGCGTGTCAGCTCATCGAAACGCCGCTGAATACCGTCGGGTTTCCCGGCGGGTTTTGCACCGGATTCCTCGGGGGTTTCAGGGGTCTCGCCCGGTTCGACGTCGGGCGCCTCGGCTGCTGGGGCCTCGGGTGGTACATCTTCAGCGTCTAAGCCCTGCTCGACAGGTGTTTCATCCATGATGGGATCTCCAATACGCCCGGCTCGGCCGCCGGTTGGCATAAAAAAACCGCCTCGAAGGCGGCGGGTGTGCGCACGGCCATGCGGCCGCGAAAACGAAATCGTCTTAATGCAGGACCGCGAGCGCCAACATCAGCACCGCGGCGTCCTCCTCGTCATCGAGGATCTGGAAATTCCTGCGAATCAGCTCATCGAGGTACGCGCCGGTGTGAAGCGTCGCCAGATCGAGCGCCAACGCATCATAAAGCGCCGGGTCAAACCCGGCCGCCTCCGGGGGTAGTAGTAGGGTAGCGGCCCTCGCCTCGATCGTCGCGCCTGGGGACTCGAAGGCGGCCGGTTTCTCGGGCGCGGGCTCGATAATGCCGAGTTTGACCCGCTCGGCGTGAATGCGCGCTTTACGCTCGGTTTCGCTTTCATCGCGTAACGCCCGCGACCAACCGCCCGAGTAGGTCTGTTGCGCCTCGGGCTCAGGCTCGGGGGCCGCGCCGCCCTCCCCGGTGCTCCAGTTCCAGATCGGCCATTGATAAGCGAGGAGCTGGGCGTTGGCGCCGCTCGCCCAGTCGATAATCATGGGCTTACTCGGTCTGCGTGATTACGGTTAACAGCCGATCATCGCCGCCGCTTGCGGTAAAGCGCAGGGTCACGACATCGGCGTTTAGGTCCCCCGCGGCTAGGCTAATCTTGTAGACGCCGTTCGAGAGCTCGGAGGCGCTATTCGCGCACGCGCCGAAGGCCGCGCCGTCGAGCGAGCGGGTCGCCGTGATCGTGAGCCCGGTCTTGGGTGTGACGTGATCGATTGAATCGACCATCACGAACATAAAATTCGCGAGCGCGGTGTTCTTCTTGATACGGAAATCCGCGGTCAACGTGTAGCCCGTCTTGTCGGAGTTCGTCACCGTCGTCGCATCTACCTGGTTCGCGGCCGTGAAGGTCAGCGAGTCGGTCTTCGCCTTGATGGCCGCGATCTCGGTATCGAGAAAATCGTCGATCGCGGTGAGCTGGGTGTCGAGGTTCGCGGAGGCGAGCCCAACCGCCGCGCGCACGCCCGCGGCATCCAATCCCGAGCCGCCGGTGACATCCGCCCGGACGGGGGTGATCCAGTAGAGATCGACGGAGGCCTCGGGGGTGAACGGCAACGTCGCCACGGTGGCGAGATCGCCGGTGTTGGCGAAAGCCTCGATCCACCGCGAGTAAAAGAGGCCCGTCGAGACATCCTTGATCGTCAGGAGCATGGAGTTGATGCCATTATCCGCGTAGGCGAGGCCGTCGAGGTGCAAGTGGGTCGTGTCGTTGCCGGTCGCGCCGATGGTGCCGCTCACGGGCACGATGCCGGTCAACGTCGCGATGATCGCGGCAATCTCGGTGTCGATGAAATTATCAACCGCATCGAGCGCGGCGGCGGTGGCGAGCCCGTTCTGGATCTCGGTCACGGCGTCGGCCGCCAGCTCCGAGGCGCCGATGGCGTCGGCGGCAATCGCCCCGGCCGTGATCGCTCCCGTGGCAAAGGTCGCGGCATCGATGGCCCCGTCGGCAATCTTGGCCGCGGTAATCGCGTCGGCGGCAATCGCCCCGGCCGTGATCGCGCCTGAGCCCCAGGCCGTCGCGCCCGCTTGCACCGCGTTGACCCCGAGTTGCGCGGTCGAGGTCGAGACCGTCGCGTTGGCGATGTTCTTCAGATTCACGTCGAGGATGCCCGCGGTGGCCGGCGTCGATACTGCCGTGCCGAGGATCTGCGTCATGCTGGCGTCGAGGGTGTCGGTGCCGAGGATAAAGGCGTCGTAAATCATCGCCGGCAGCACCATGAACTCGTGGAACACCGGCACGTGGTTCGCGGCGTCGGTGATCGATAGGAACATCCGCCCGAGTCGGTTGACGTTCGCGGCCGACAGCTCCATTTGCATCATCCCGGCGTCGTTGCCGGTGATGTAGTTGAGATCGTTGGCGGTGCCCGAGGTGGCGCCGGTCACGTTGTCGAGGATGTTGGTCGGCGCCGAGCCGTCGTCGGTGTCGGCGGTCAAGGTGATGCGCTCATTGGTGATGGTGAGCGCGGTCTTGATGGTGACCCCGTCTGTCTTGTCGTAGAACGGGCCGACGGTCACGATGACGGCGGTGTTGGTCCTGAGAAATCGCATGCTATGACATCCTCTGTCTGTATTGGCGCATCAGCACCGGCACGACGCCCCCCGCCGCGGCCGTGCCTTTGATCTCCACCGCCGCGATCGAGTATTTCTGCCCCGAGGGAGCCGAGAGGCCGACCGCGTAGGTGCCCACGGCCCCGGCATCGGCGTGATAGCCCCCGTAGACCGTGTAACGGGCCGAATCCCGGAAATAGGTTTGCTCGGTGAGCGTCCCGGCGTTCGTGCGCCAGGTGCGCGAGGCCCCATCGGCGGCGACCCAGTCGCCGTTCGCGACCACGATGGCGCTATTGGCCTGGGTGGTGGTCAGATTCAGCGTCGGCGCGCCGCTCGCGACGTTGGTTTTCGCGCTGGCCCCGACGCCATCCGAGCCGCGGAAGGTCAGGACATTGGCGCCGAACCAGGCAGTACTTGATCCCGCGGTCCTCGTAAAAGAGACCGTCATGCTTTTATCGGCATCCACCGTCGCGGTGGCTATTTGGAGGTGACAGTAATCGCTAACGGAGACGATCTCCCGGTTTGTCCAAGTGAGGCTGCCGCCGCTGAAGGTGCCGGCCCAATTGGCGGGATTCCCAGAGTCGTCTACTACGCCGAAAGCCGCGAGAATATCGCCTGCAACGACGTTGAAAGAGGCGGTGGTCTTGGGACTCGTGGAGCTGTTCCATGCCGTCTCGGCCTCCTGAATGAAGCTCGGCGCGGCCATCTATAATCTACTGGGCGCCCGCCAACCGTCCGGCCTCATCGCGGACCAGCGCGATCTCTCGGACCGCCTGGCCGTCCTGATGGACGACGGCGCCGGCCGCGCGCCCCTGGGCATCGCGCACAAGCTCAATACTCTTCGGCGCCTGCATCGCGGCCGCGGCCTGGGCCAATTGCCCGACCGCCGCCTCGATCCCGGTCTGGGCTTGCACCAGGCCGGCGATCATCTCGTTGATCCCCTCGCGCTGCTCGGTTTGGGCATGGGCCTCGCGGGCGCGGACTTGGGCTTCCTGCGCTTTGATCTGCAACTCTAGGCGCTTCGTCTGGGCGTCGAAGCGCCTAATTTCAACCTCGGCGTTTTTCACCCCGACTTCGGCGCCTTTAAGCTCGGTGTCGGCGGCCCTGGTGTCGATGTCCTTCTTTTGCAGCTCCTCGATCATCTGTTGGGCCTGAGCCAACTGCTCCTCGTACTGGGCTTGCATCTGCTGCACCTTGGCCTGCACCTCGGGCGGGATCTCCGCGCCCTCGCCTTCCTCGTCGCCCACGATCTCGGGGGGGATGGCGCGCTTCAACCGGTCGGCGATCTGATCGGCGCCCGGCCAATCCTGGTTTCGGACCAGCAGATCGCCCGCGACCGCCATCATTTGCGGGTTGGCCTGCGATAGCGACACCATGCCCTCGGCCGCCTCTTGCCGGCGGGTCGAGTAGCCGGGGCCGACGGTCACCGCCACGTCGTAGCGGCCGACGTTGAGGTTATAGATGCTTTTCGCCTTGCCGGGGCCCGGCATTTTCATAGCCGCCTCGGGCATGCTCGGGTCGATTTGCGCCTGCTCGACCGTGCCGTCCTCGCCCAGAATTCTCAGCGTGCGGGGGGTGTCGTAGACCTTCGGGGCCATCTCGACCAAGATCCAGCCGGCGTGCTCGATCGAGACCGCGAGGTTCCCCATGTAATGGCTGTTCGCCATGCCGGACTCCATTTTCTTTTCGCGGATGGCGACGCCGGATTTCTCGTTCGATTCGGCGCCTAAGCTCGCGTTGTATTGGCCGAACGCGGCTTGGATGTCGTGCTCGCTGCTCTGCAGTTGCTGGATGACGCCCGCGGGCACCCCCGCGAATGGCTGCCGCTGGGGCGGTGGCACCGCCGCCCCGCCGATCGATTCGGGGTTATATTCCAGGTAGGCGTAGTTCTCGGTGTTGGCGTTGGCCCACTTGTCCTCGTAGCCCCCGAACTGGCCGGCGGCCCCGATGAAGGGTGCGCGGGGCGCCAACGCAATGAGCTCGGTCGCTTGCGAGGCCCAGTAGTTATGCGCGCGCTGGGGGTCCTTCGCCGAGCGCACGGAGCCGAAGATGCGCCGCTCGCCCTCTAACCAGAATTGATTCCCGTAGACCGGGATCACCGGGATGTAGGAGCTCGGGAACTCGCGGCGCTCCAATATTTCCATCCCCGAGTGCTTGCACCACTGCACCCGCCGGCGCTGCGCTTGGCGCTCTTGGACCACCGGCACGGGCTCGATGCCATTGACTAATGCCGCTTCGTATTCATCGCCCCAGGCGGTCGTGCCGTCGGCCAGCAAGAGCAGGGTTTCGGGCTTCGCCACGCGATAGAAATACTCGGCGATTCGAATCGAGTCCTGCTGATACCACTCGAGCAGATCTCCGATCCCGGCGCGCTCGACATCGACGGGCTCGGCATCCGGGAATTGCTTCTCAAAAATCTTCTTCGGCAATCGCTCGGTGATGAAACACCATTCGGCGTCGGCGCCGTCGAGCTGGGTAGAATACGGATCGAGATACACCGCAAAGGGGTTATGAACCCGGGCGATCAGGATCTCTTGATGGAAACTATGCTCGTGCTCGTATTCGGTCAGGATGCGAAAAAACCCCCGCCCTATCGTCGCCGCGGACTCCCCGGCCGTGAGATAGGCGTGCTCTGCGCCCGAGCGCTGCTCGATATGGCGGATCAATCCCGAGAAAACCTCGGCGGTGTCCTTCGAGGCGCGATTGTCCTCGGGCCGGACCTTGATCGCCGGGCGGTTTTGGCGCATGTCATTAACCACCTGGCGCACGTGTTGGTTACACTTATCGAGCACCAGGCACGGGCGGGCGCCGTTCGGATCATTCTCGCGCTGGCGCTTTAACGCTTCCGGCCACTGATCGAGCGCTAAAAATTTGAGGTCATCGAGCCATTCGGCGCGGTTCTGCGCCTCGGCTTCGTCCGCGTGTTGGAACCGCTCACGCGCTTCTTCGAGGAGCGTGTCGTCGCTGCTTTTGTCAGTGCCGTCCGTGCTCATTATTTTCCTAGTCTCATAAATTCCACCCGCCCGCCGGTGTACGGATCGAAGCGCGCGGCAATGCGCACGGCCTCGATCGCGTTCTTGCCGCAGGCCATCGCGGCGAGGGCGAAGTGCGCGCCCGAGCCGATGGCATAAAAGGGCTCGAGGCAGGGCACGCGCATCAACCGCTCCCCTAACCGCTCGGCGCCCGTGCGGGTTACGATCAACCCCTCGAAATCCTGCAGATCGGACGGCTTCTCGCCGCCGCGCAGCCATTCCAAAACGGCTATCACTTCTTGCAGCGCGCCCGCCGCCGCGAACAGGGCGCCATCGGGGAGGCGGTGGAGCTTGTGGACTTTGAGGAGCACCGAGGTGTGGGCAAGCGTGTCGGCGGCTAGCGTCTTGCCGTCAAACGCGGCGGTCGTCACCGGCGCGGGGCCGGGTCCTTGGCCAGCACCCCGATCGCGCCGACGATGGCGGTGCCGAGGGTGATAATCGTTTCCATCTGCTCGGGGCTAATACCGATGCCGAGGCTTATCGCCAGCATCACCGCGCCGCGCCAGGTCGAGGGTTCCCGGAGGCGTGCTATTAGATAGTCCATTTTGCGGTCTCCTGTTCAAGCTTCTTGTGCGCTGGTACCACCTCGACCAGCAGTCGTGATCGCACCAGTCGCGGCGCTCCCCCGAGAGCGGGCGGGCGCATTGGCGGCAGGGGACTATCGCATCCATCCGCCGGCGCCCCGGTAACTCTCCCTCGGCTCGCGCTTGGGGCGCGGCCGAAGCGTCTTCGCGAACCTAAGCGACATGATGAGATAACGTGTCGCGGCCATGAGGTCGTCGCGCTCTTTGACGATGAGGCCGTCCTTGCGGTGATAGAGCCGCAGCTCCTCGAACCATTGGCTGAGGTGCCGAAAGACTTTCAGCCGCCCGGTCTCCATCCGATCCAACATCTCGGCGATCCCGGCTTCAACGCCGCTTGTGCCGTCCTCGAACTGCGCCCGCTCCGGGAGCATCGCGACCCCGTGATCCCGGTATTGCGTGGCGAGCTGCTCGCCCGAACTCTTATCGTGCTGCAACCCGTCGTGCGGCCACGCCCACAGGAGCTTCGGCGACCAGGCCCTGAGCGCCGCCGCGTGGGTGTGAATCGGTTTCTCGCGCTCGCGGTAGGTCTGGGTGATGTAGATCACATCGCCGTCCCGATCGTGCGCACCGCGTACCGCGGCCGTCGGATGGTCCCACCCGAAGTCCATCGCGCAGAGCTGCGGCCAACTCTCGGGAATGTCGAAGGGCTCGCAGGTGATCGATCCTTCCGTGACCGGAAACACCCGGCCCGAGCCGAGGACCGGGACGCCCCGCGCCCGCGCTTCGCGCTCGTGCGCCGGATAGGCCGCAACGATCGCCTCGCGCTGCTCGGGTGTGTAGTGCTCGGCGTCGTCGATGGTCATCGTGGTCGTATGCGTACCGACAGGTTTTTCCATCAAGAATCGCGCGACGCAGTCCGAAATCCCGAGCAGAGGAGTGAACGTAATGAACACGCACCCGCCGGTCGCTTGCGTGCGGGTCAGTCCCTCACTGTAGATATCGAGCGGCGGCTCCTCGTCGAACCAGAGGCCATCGAGCGTTTCGCCCTGCCATTTCTCGCGGCCTTTCTCGTAGCTCTTGAACACGATACGGGAGGTCCCGCCGGACACGTGCTTGACGCGAATCGTGTCTTGCAGGTCCGGCACGCCGCGTCCGGGTGTGATCTTGGCTATGTGTGCGGCCGGAATCGCGCCCGTGCCGAACTCGCCAGGCAACCCGAGCAAGATGCGTTGCGGGTTGTCGCGGGTCGATTCCCCGGTGACGCCGGCAGCCCACCAACGCGTAGGACGATCCCATCGGCGCCCACGCCAATCTTCGGGATACAGCCCGGTCGCGTGCATCGCGAGCTCGTAGCCGCCAGCGATAGTCTTACCGCAGTTGTGGTGCAGCACTCCGGCGCCCCGGTAGGCGTTCGAGCCGGAAACCTGAACGTCTACTATAGGCTGGTATCCAATTCCCTCAGCGGCTATGATCGCAGCGTCTAGCAACTGGATCGATCGCCATGGGAAAAATATCGCCGTGTGAGCTATCTGCTCATGAGATTCTGCGTCTAAACGCCGCAGGAATTCCGCGAAAGGCCATTGCTGAATCCGTGGGCTTGACCTTTCACTGTGTGCAAGCCTGGCTGCAGCGGCGCAAAGCGCCCAGCCGCCCACACTCGCAAAGGCTCCTAGCTCTTCAAATAACCGATGTTGCCGAATGCCTGGACCTCGGCATGACTCATCTAGAAATTGCCGCACGATTCGGAGTTTCGGAATCGTGCGTTGAGCGAACAGTCGCCCGCTCTCATCTGCAAAGCGCTCGCACAGGTCCGCGAGGAGGAGCGCAGCATCGTCAAAGGTGGTCTGGTGGTCGTTACGTAGACAAGCATGGGTATGTGCTTGTGTTCGTGCCCATGCACCCGCAAGCCCGATTGCAGGGCTACGTATTTGAGCACCGGCTTGTTTGCGAGGTGATGTTGCAACGCTACTTGCTGCCTGCTGAGGTAATCGATCACCTCGACGGGCATCCGCGGCACAACTGGCCGTCCAATCTGCGCGCCTACCCGTCCAACAAACACCACCTGCAAGCGACGCTAACCGGGCGACTGAAACCCACCCAGAGCGCGTCAATACCCGGTGCTTACCGGAACACTCAAAAGCTTGGCCATTGTCCAAGTGCAGACGATACGCTGGCTCGATGCACCGCAAGAATACGGGCGAGGCTTGAGCGACACATCTCGATCCATCGGACCACGACGCAACACCGAACCCTGCCGCGCCGATCAATTCTGCGAAGCGGCGCTCTCCTACCGCCGTTTCAATAACCGAGCTCGGCGCCATGCACTGGTTGCCCGCCATGAAAAGCCGTTCGCGGTGGCTGGCTCCCGCGGCATGGAACTCAAGCTGCTTCGGGTAAGGGCTGTATCTACTGAGGCGGCGCTGATTGTCCCGGCGCGTCTGTTCCGCCTCTAAGCGGTGCAGCAGCAGGGCATTGCGATTTAAGCGCATTGATCATGGCTGCGAGCTCCGCGTCCGAGATCGCGGCGAGCGGGTCCTCGATATGCGTAAGTTCTTTTTTGTCTGTCCAGTCGAAGCGGTTTTTCATCGTAAATATCCAAACCGCCGGCTGAATGTCCACCTTTCCGGCGGCGCCGGCGCGCCCGAGCCGCTCCCACCATGCCTGTGCCAGTGAGGTGCCGGCCTCGAGCGCCGCCGCGAACGCCTTATGTTTTCCGTCGCGCTTCCAGACGTGAATGGTCTGCTCCGAGATCCCGAGATCCGCCGCGACCTCGCAAAGCGAGGCCCCCTCGCGCATCAGGCGAAGCGCGCGGGCGGGGAAGTCGGTGCGGTATTTCGTGGGGGGCCGGCCAAATCAGTGCATCACCTGATGCACGATGACAACGCCATCGGAGCAAAGCAGGTACTCGGGCCAACACCAGCACTTGAGATCGCTCGTGTGCTCCGGCCCGACCTCGGGGTAAATGTGAATGAGCGCTTCGATGTTCAAAACAGCGAATTCCGGTCTTCGTCGCGCCCCGCCAGGTACCGCGCGAACTCCCGCCGCAGCATTGGCTTGTGCGAGCTGAACTCCAGCGCGCCGGTCGCGTTGCGCCTGAGATCCGCGGCCGGATCGAACCCGTGCTTAACGAACATGTCCCAGCGCCCGACGTAGCGGCGGTCCACTTTCTTGCCGTGCCAGTGGTGCTCGATCGTGCCCTCGGCGTAGCCGACGTTATGGTTGATGTGCTTGAGCGCCCGGCGCTGCCATTCGAGGATGGTCGTCCGGTAGCTCGACGCCGACTTGCCGTGGAGGCTGTGATCGCCGTGCCCGGCTAGACTCATCGCCATGTGAAAGTCGCCCGAGCCCATGCCGGCGCACTCGATGAGGCCGCCCAAGGCATCGAGCGCCGCCCGGGTGTAGCACCAGGCATAGCCAGGATGCGGCCGGCCGTATTTTTCCGGCTTGTGGACATCGCCGCCGTGGAAGAGATGCTTACAGAAGCTCGTATGCGCCGCGAGGTGCTCGCCGTTCGGCCCGAGGTCATAGGCCGTTGCCCACGGCTGGATCACGTCGTAGATCTGGAGCGCGTGCACGGCGTCCTCGGCCCAGGTTTTCGAGCGGAAATGGATATCAGCGTCGAAGCACCCGAAGTACTTTGCCCCCGCGTCGTCCTGCGCCACGCGGTTGATGCCGATATTGATCAGGTTCTCCTTCGCCCAGACCATCGTCTTCGCGCGCACCGGCACATGGCGCACGCCGGGCGTGCCCGCGCACTCATAGGCGCGCTTCCCGTAGGTGCATTCGACGACGGTCAGGCAAACGCCGCTCTCGAGCATGTGGCGCTCGAAGTCGCGAAATAATTTAATTCTCGACTTGAGCCGCAGCGGATTCGAGATCGCGGTGATGACGTGCAGCAGATCGGCGTGCACTAAAATGTCGCCGGCCTTGCGATCGCCCGAATCACCGCCATAAATCCCGTTTGCAGATCGGTCTGGCCGATGGCGAGCCACCGGGCGTCGATGTCGTTATGGGCCTGCACCTCAACCAAGAGCGCCCGGACCTCCTCTGCTTTGGCCTTGATCCGATTGATGAGCGCGATCTCGGTCCGGGCCGGCTCGCGGTAGCCGTGGTAACCGGTGATCTTGGGCTTGAAAGTCTTTCCGCCGGCGCCGAACGGATCGGCGTGGCTCATATCGCGCTCACGCGCGACTCGAAGTGCCCCGCCCGCCGATAGGGTTCGAGGTCAACGCCCTGAAGCTCGGGGACCTGCTTGTAGTCGATCGCGCCCGCTTTCAGGTTCCAGAGATGTTTCACCCCGGCCCCGTAGCAACTTTCTTCCCCGGCAAGCTGCTGGATCTTGGCCTTGGCTTTGTCAATGGTGTTCTTCGCTTCAATCCAAGCGGCGGCGGCACGCCGCCACGCAACGTCTTTTCGTTCGGTCATAGAGGCTCCAAACCAACAAAATGAAAGCGATCCGGATAAGCGCGAGGCCGAGCAGGATCTCAAGGCGGCGCATCACATCCCCATCAAAAGCGCGGCCGCGATCCCCTTCACCACGTCCTCCCAGTCGGTGCTGCCGTCATCCATCGGCACCTGGCAGTCGGCTTCGAGGTGGATCTTGTTGCCGTCGCGCTGATAGCCTATCGATTCACAGTAGTTGAGCGTCGGCACGCGGCCCGCCACGGCGGCGCAGCCCCCGAGCAGCGCGAGGGGCAGCAGCGCTTTGCGCGGGATCACTTAACGACCAGCGCCAGCATCCCAGCACCGACCGCCCCGCCCATCGTGGTCATTGCGGCCAACACCCATTTGCGGGCGAGCTTCAAGGTCGGGAGCTCCATTTCTATTTTGCCGACTCGCGTCGCGACTTCCGCGAGCTGCTCGCGCTGCTTGCCGCTCTGCACCTCGACCAACGACAGCAACTGCAGCGACTTATCGATCGATTTCACGGCGTCGCGGATTTCCGCGAGCGCCTTCTCGTGCTGATCGACGCGGTAGGTCAACAGCCGGTCGGCGTCAGTCACCGTCGGGGCGGCAGCACTTGGCTCGAAACTCTTCAAGCCGCAATTGGCGCTTGCGCTCAATCTCGTTCGCCTCATCGCGCTTGGCCCTTGCGGCGCGCAGCTCGGCGCGCTGAATTTTTACCATGCTGAAGACGGCGGCGACTGTAAGCGCGGCGAACAATGCAAGCACAAGCTGAGTGGTCATGGGCAAAGCCTCGATTGAAAAAAGGAGGGGGGCCGTCCCTGGCCCCGATGTGGCCGCTTGGGAGGGGTTGGCCACAAAAAAAGGGCGTAGCACGCCCTAAGCCAGTTTTCCGCACAAAGCGGGAAAGCTTTAGATCCCCCGGCCCACCCGCGCCAACCATCCATGCGCAAACCGCCCTTGCGTCGGATCGTGCTCGATCAGGTTCAGGTAGTGGACGACGCGCTGGCCCTCGATCGCCTTCACGAGCGCCGCGCTGCCCTTGGCGGCAAGCTGGGCTTTCAAGGCGCGGGCGGTCGCCGGCCCCCACACCCGATCGGGCGCCAGATAGCCGCTCAATGCGCCGTTTTTGCTCAACATGTTCAAGGCCCGCTGGAGATACCAGACCGCCTTCTCGACCCCGAGGTTGACGGCGCAATCAAAGACGGCCCGGGCGAGCGCGAGGTCCTCGAGGGCGTCGCCCCCGCAAGGCTCCCAAAACTCCGCCCGATAGAGCATCTCGACCTGCAGTTGAAGCACCGGATCGTCCTCGACACGACGTCGCGAGGTGTTATCTAGCTCATCGATGCGCTTCCATCCCGGCCAGCTCGGATGATATTTGCGCGAGATCCCGCGGTAGGTCTCGCCGCCCCGATCGTGCGGGTCGTTGGCGTAGCCGCCTTCGTGTTTGAGGGTCCCCGCGAGGGCGAGGGGGAAATAGGACATAGGGAAAATTCCTTTAAAAGCATTTTGTCGGCATCGACAAAATGGTGTGAGTCGAGAGTGGAAGTGAGGGACGTACCTTTTTTCTTCCACAAATGAGGCGCCAAAAAGTGACACGACCTTTTTAGGGCTCAGATATGAAAAACCCCGCGGCCGGCAGCGGTGCCGAGCGCGGGGTTTAAATGGCGCGTAGGGCGATACCCGGGGGGATCTCGCCCTACCCGCGGGCAGGC